GCTCAGGCCGATCAACTCGATTTCTTCGCGCAAGGCGTCGTTCTGCGATTGCAGACTGTCGGCGGCGCGCTCCATGGATTGAATGGTTTTGATGCGCTCTGCGGCGGCTTCGGCGTAGGACTTGGACAGCGCCTTGTTCGCCTCGGTTTCTTCTTTCACCAGCGCAACCGCGAAGGGCTGTTTCTGGATCAGCTTTTCAACGGCTGCAACGTACTGATCTTCTGTCACTACGCCTGCGGCGCGCTGCTTCTGATAGTTGGCAAGATCGCTGTAATAGGTGCTTGACACGCCAGCAAGCTCTGCAAAGATGCGTTGCTGATCGCGCAGCTCTTTGTTTTCTGCCGCCACACCGCCGCCGCCCTTTTTGGCGTAGCTGGCGCGGATTTCTCCCAGTCGCTTTTCAATCTCCGCCTGAGAACGGCCAGCTTCTGCGCCCTGAGTGCGGGCAACAGCAAGCTCGCGCTCCATCTTCACTTTGTCCGTCAGGAACCGCTCGCCCGCCTTGTCGAATGCAGCGGACGCCTTCACCGATTCGCCGCGCTGGCGCTCTGCCTCTGCGGCTGTCTTAGATGCAAAGGCAACGCCTTCCAATGCTGCGGCTTGTGCTTTGAGTGCTGTCAGTTCTGCGCTCAGGCGGGCGCTGTTGGCGCTTGACGGACGGCCAAATGCTGCACCACCGCCATTGCTTCCGAATCCATCATTGGCTAACTGGTTTTCACGCGCTGCGATTTGCTTGCGCACCTCTGCAAGTTGATCCACGCTGGTAGATGCGCGGCCCACATTCAAGATGGCGTCCCACGCGGATTTGGCGGCGTCCTTGACGGCAATCCACCCGCGCTCCACGGTGCCCAGGTTGCGCTCCATTTCACCGGCCCGGCCCGAGAGCGTGTCGGCAAAGGCGCGCTGCGCCACATTGGCAGCCTCTGCCGTTTTGCCCTGCTCTTCCAGGCTCTTGATCTGCTTGTACGTGCTGTCCGTCAGGAAGTTCATCCCTTCGTTCAGCTTCAGCACGGCGGCCAGTGGCTCGTTGCGCAGCGATGCGAACTGCTCTGCCGTCTTGCCCACGGCCTGGACTCCAGCCCGCTCGTACTCCACAGCGGCCTTTGCGGCGTCTCGCAGGGATTCGGCGCCCACCTTACCGGTGGATGCCAGAGCAGCCAGCGATTCGGCAGCTTTTCCCTGTGTGCCCACGATGCCGCTTATTTCCTGTGCGTAGGATTTGAGCTGTGCGGCATTCGTGCCTGCTGCGTTCCCAGTCGTAATAAGTGCGGTGCGGTAGGCATCTGCCTCTTTGCTGCCCTGCATGTAGGCCACGGCAATGCCGCCTACTGCGGCGGCTGCGAGCGTGAACGGGTTGATAAGGCCCACCACATAGCCGCCGAGCGCCTTGGCAGCGTTTCCAACGCCGCCGAACATGTCTTTAAGCTGCCCGCCTTGTTGCAGCAATACTGTGAGCGGCGCTTGTCCTCCCTGCAGGCTAGTGATGATGTCGGTGAACTGCGCTGGCACGCCACGCAATGCGGCAGCGGTTTGGGCGGCAGACACCCCCATCTTATCGAGCGAGCCGGTGGCGGCGCGTTGCGCCTGCATGGCTTGAGCCTCGATCTCGCGCAGCTTCTTCAGGGCTGGCTCAAACTTGGATGCGTCCAGGCCCTTGTCCGCGATGTTGAATTCCAGGCGCTGAGATGCGGTCTTACCAAGCAACTCCAGCTCTGTCGTCGCCCGCTTGATGGACGCCGAGATCCGGCTTTCTGCGCGGGTGAACTTTTCAGCACTGGCGCCAGCGCCGTCGCCTATCTTGTCAACGGCCTGGCCCGCCTTGGTGGCAGACGTAGAAACCTCATTCGCCATCTGCTGGGCTTTGTCGCCAACGCGGTCAAAGGCGGTCTCTGCCTGTTCCGAGTTGACGACGACTGCGGCTTGTAGGCTGAGATCGTTCATGAGGTTCCTGAAATGAAAAAAGCCACCCGGAGGCGGCTTAGTTGTCAGAGCGGTTGTCGCTCATTTGCTTGAGGGCGGCGCCCTCCAGTGTCTGCAGGTCATCAAAGAGCTGCTGCCAGTCTTCAGCGCCCTGCGCTTCACGGTCGAGCAGCGGGTAAACCGATTCATACCGCAGGCCGGTGGCGCCGCCCATGCCGCCGACACTCCACTGGGTTTGCAGGCGCGAAAACAGCACAAAAACGCGCCAATTTTCAGGCCATACTTCGAACTCTTCGCCCTCAAAGTCTTCTGGCTCATACCCGGCAGCTCGCATTTCCGCAAGCGACGGCGGCCTGTCGTAGTACGCGGCCGCCGCCGCTGTCAGTTTCCCAGCTTGCCGGAGTGGGCCGCCTCGCGGAACGCCTCCATGATGCGCGCCGAAACGGCAGGCAGCTCATCGTCAAGTTGCTGGAGAGATTCAATGTTGAGGGGTTCATCCAGCCCCCACGAATTAATCACGCGCAGCATGTACGCGGCGTTTTGCTCCCGCGTCTTGCTCATGATCGTTTCGAGGGAAAACTCAGCAGAGTCAGCGCCAGCAATTGTCGTGTCCTTCTCTTTCGCGGCTGCGATCAGCTCGTCGAACATCTTTCCGGACTCGGTTTTCGTGAAGTACTTGAACGTCACGCTGATTTTTCCGTCGGTGCCGTCGGGCATTTGCACGGTCAGGTTGCAGGGCTTAAACGTCTGTGGGCGGTTGCCCAGCTTGATTTTTGTCATGATTTAGGTTCTTTCGCAGAGTTAATGCCCGTGCGCACCCATGCCTTCCTCTGCGAAAGGAAGAACATGGATGCGTCGGTGCTGGGGGTGGCTTGCGCCAGAAAGGAAAAAGCCCTCACGGCGGAGGGCTGGCGCTTAGGCGCCGTAGCGGGTCAGACGGCCATTGCCGTTAATAGCAACGGTGTTGGTCATGATCGAGCCGTCGGCCATCTTCACGTTCTCGTTGAATGCCACGCGGCAAGGCGTGTAGATGGTGGAGCCCGACTTGAGCGTCTTTTTCAGCACGGTGTCGGTCTGCACTTCGGACAGTTGCACCAGCGCGGCATAGCTGGCCTGGCCGAATTCGTCCGCATCAATGTCGAACGACTCGGTGATGGCGGTGAAGCCGTCATTGATGTTCTCTTCCACGTCCGACTCCAGGAACTTCACGGTGATGTTCTTGGCTTCGCCACCGCTGTTGGACGGGTTCAAAATCTTGTTGATCTGCTGGAACGTGGTGATCTTGCGCACCGTGCCACCGCCAGAGCCCGCTGGATAAAACTCGGTGTTGGTGGTGTTGATGCCCTCCAAAACGAATGCATCAACCGTGACCGTTTTGATACGGGCGGCGCGGCGGTTCAGGCGGCCCCAGCCCGAATACAGTTGCACCACATCGCCTACGGAATAGCCGTGCGCAGTGCAGGAAACCGAAGCCTCTGCGGCGTTGGTGATAGCGGTCACGGTCTTGGCGGCTGCAAAGACGGTGGCGAGGGAGAAGATGGTGCCGGTTGGTACGCTTGCCATAGTGTGGCCTTTCTGTTAGTAAATTGCCCGCAATGGGCGTAAAAGAACCCGCTGCGATTCCTCGAAGCGGGGTGCTAGAAGCCCTTTGCGGGCACAAAAAAACCGCCTCTAGGGCGGTTCTGTTGTTTGGTGGCCTATGTGGCCGATTCGAAATTAACTAGTGGCGGAGGCCTTCTCGGCCCTGCGTCGCTCCCAATATGCTGCTTGTCCAGCAAGCATCTTGGCCTTGTTCTCTGGCGTCAACTTTGCATATTTGGTGCGGTTCGCATGCCCTGCAGAAATTGCCGCACGCGCTGCTTCAGACGCTGGTTTCCCTTTTCTGATTGCGGAGCATTTGGCACGCGTTTCCTCTGACACCACGCGCCCAGCTCCCTTGCCCTTAAGCGCTGCAGACATTTTTGCCCGCGTCTCAGGGCTTCGCTTGCGGCCAGTGTGAAAGGCGGCCGTTTTTGCAATTGCTTCTGCGCTCATTGGCCTACCCTTTGCAGATTCCGATTTCCGGCGCCTTGTCTCCTCAGAGTCAGGGCCTCGAACTCGCCCCTTGTTGGCGGCAGAAATCATCTGCTTTGCGTGGTCTGACATGACATTCCCACACGCCCCCTCGCCGCCGTCGGTGATATTGCATATCCGCAAACCTGCGGCACGATGCAGAGCTATCACGGCTTTTTCATGTTTAAAGGCGTCGGACTCCTTCTCGAATCGCTCCAGAATTTCTACAACGATCCCGTATTTGTCTTTAACCCGACGCCAGTATTCAGTGCGGTATTGAGTGGCCCAAGCCCGGCGACCTGAGCCCTTGCCGATGTAAAAAACATCGCCAGTATCTACTCTTCGATGAACGTATATGTAGAATTTGGCCTCAGCCATGACGACTCCTGATTAGTCTGATCGGTTAGAGCCTGCATCGGATTGCACTCCTTTGCGGGCTCGCCTATTTTACAAGCTTGCTCATTTTTCTCAAGCGCTTATCTGGCAGACCAGATTTCAAAGCGCTGCAACGCGCCGTACACGAGCGTGTCCAGTTCGTAGGTCGATAGCGGCTCTCCTGTCGGCTTGCACACGAATGCTGCCGATGCGCGCATGGCGTCTTCGATCTGCCGCACCAGTTGCAGCGCCTGCAGTCGGGTGCTGCTGTAAACGCTGATCTGCATGAGCGTGTGGCGCTTGTCGCCGGTGGCGTTGTCCAGGAAGCTCAGGGACTCGCCGCCCAGCCCCTGCCATGTCACGTAGGGCAGCGCGGTGCCCGATGGGGCCACGTCAGGGAACACGCGCGGGCAGATTGCCTTGAGCAGCGTGTTCAGGTCGGCTTCCATCATTTGTTCACCTCTTCGATGTAGCGGGCCTTGATGGCTTCGCGCACCTGGGCGCGGGTTTCAATCAC